CAGGGCGCTGAGTAACAGCTTCGCGCAGTTGCTTTTCCATCGCATCGAGAAGCCTCTCGGCTTCGACAAGGTCGAGATCACGCGCGGCGTTAACTGCGTCCCACGCGAGGCCGCAAATAGCTTCGATTTGGTCCTCGCTCATCGTCCGTCCCCCTTCGCTTCGGCCAGCAATGCGGCATAGGCGATATTATCCTCGGCGCTGTCGGCGTGGTAGTCGCTGCGCGTAAACAGGCGCACCAGCTTGACCTGCTGCATAAACATCCAACCCTCGCTCTCGGTCAGGTCGCGGCCTGTGATGGCGTTAAAGGCCGTCACGATTTTGCTCATTGACCGCTCGCCGTCCAGATCGTCATAGGTTGCCGATCGTTCGTGCATGTGCGCCGCAGCGCGGCCCAGCAGCTCGGCGGCCTTTGGCTCTGGCATCTTAGCCATCTCGTTGAGCTCTTCATTAGCATCTTTAATCGCTTTCATGTTTTTTCCTTTTTAGTGCCTCGAGCATAATCTCTTGAACCGACTTCTTGGACTGCAAGCGCCCGAGGACCATGTTGTCCACCGTGTTGCGTGCCATGATGTAGTGCACGAACACAGGACGCTTCAGCCCTGCCTGCGCTTGCCTCATGGGCCCGATGCGCTCGATGATTTGCAAATGCTCTTCTAAGTTCCAGTTGAGCGAGAAGAAGACGAGGATGTTGCCGCCTTCTGCGAGGTTAAGCCCGTGCCCCGCCGACGCAGGGTGAGCGAATAGTAATGGCACCCGTCCGGCGTTCCAGTCCCTGATCGTGTCAGACTTAGCGTCCAACACCCGGCCCTTAGGGTAACGGCTTTGTAGGCGGGCCAAGTCGCTCTTGAAATGGTAGGCCACCAAGACGGGCGCGCCGTTGGCTTCCTCGATAACACTGTCGAGTGCATCCAGTTTAGCATCATGCACCTCCTCCCAGTTGCCGTCGTGGTCAGTATACACAGCCCCGTTGGCGAGCTGCAAACACTTGATGGTCTTAGCGGCGGCGTTGAATGCCTCTATACCAGCTTCTTCAAGCTCCGCGAACATATCATTTTCCATGCTGTCGTAAGCCCTGCGCGCCTTTGCAGGCAGGTCGACGCTGATGTAATTGCGCACAGGCTCATGCACCGGCAGCCCCTCGACCGTGAGGCAGACGTCGCGCAGGCGGTCCTCGATCTCTTTCTGCGCCGATGCCAGGGGCTTGAGGCTGTAGCCATCCCAGCCCTTTGCGAACCAGCGATCGCTAAAGGCGCTGAACGTCTTGCCCAGGCGCTCGCCGCCATCCAGGAACCAGGTCTGGCCCCAGAGATCTTGCAGGCCGTTCGGGTTCGGTGTGCCGGTCAGACCGATGAAGCGGCTTACCTTCGTGTGCGCCACGCGTGCCAGGGCGGCCGCGCGCTTGCTGCCCTGGCGCAGCCGGAAGCTCTTGAGGCGTGTGAACTCATCCGCAACGACCGTCTTGAACGGCCAGTTGGTGCCCAGGGCGGCTTGCAGCCACACCAAGTTGTCGTAGTTCATGGTGTAGATGTCAGCATCGACGTTAAGCGCCGCCTGACGCTCCTTGACGTTGCCGATGATCGGCGAGACGCGCAGATGCTTGAGGTGCTCCCACTTGCCGATCTCATCAGGCCAGGTGGTCTTAGCGACCCGCAGAGGCGCTAGGACTAGCACTGGGTACACGTCCTCGACCATAGACAGGTTGTCCAGGCTCGTCAGCGTCGTGACCGTCTTGCCGCCGCCCATAGGCATCCACAGGGCGCAGCGCGGCTTCTCGTACAGCCACTGCATGGCCGGGCGTTGATAGCTGTGAGGCGTAAAGTTAGCCATCAGCGGATCTCCGACACCACAAAGTCGATGCCCTCGATCGTCGACACAGTATAGACCGGAATGCCGGCGTCCTTCATGCGCGCGATCTCGCGCTCCTGTAGCTTGCTGTAACGGTCGCCCGGAGCCTTAATCTCGATGAAGGCGGCACGAGGCCACGTCCACCACACAAAGCAGTCTGGGCAGCCCCTACGGCCCTCCCAGCGCACCTTGCGGTACTGACCGCCACTCTGCTGCACGACCTGCTTGAGGTGCGCCTGTAGCTTACCTGCGGGTGTCATGCAGGCCTTCTACCGATTGACCAGTTAGCAGATATGCGAACTTCGCTGTTTGGCATGCACCAGATCTCGCCACTGTCGTCCAGGGCAACAACCCAAAGCAGGTCGTGCTCGATGCCGTAGTCGATCACGGCAAAGGCAAGACCCGCCCCCTTGCTTGTCTTCATGGGTATGGTGGTTTGAAGCTGCGTAAACACGGCTCAGTCCTTCTTATAGCGGTGGGTCTCGAAGCCGGCCGCAGCAAGCGGTAGCCCCATCGACCAGCTCGGATTATCGGACATGAGCGCCGCCAGACCGTCAGGGTTATACGCCGGATCGTCAGGCGTCTCAGTGATCAACTCGTCATGCACATGCAGGCAAACGGCGTACCCAGCCTCTTCGGCCTTAAACATGCCGGAGGCTAGGACGTCACGCGCCACTGCCTGGACGACGTTCTCGACCAGCTTGCCGCCATAGGTCTCAATGACCTCCCACTTCTTGGTGTACTGGTTGACGCCATCATAGACGATCGAGCCCTCACTAAGGCCCGCGTTCGGGTAGCAGAGGTAGCGCCCGCTCGGCAGCTTAATGCGCAGCCAGGTGTCGGCGTATGTGATGCCCAGGTCGCGCACAACGTGCCGCTTACCGGGCTCTCGGATTGCGTCCTTGACGGCGCTTTCCAGCATATACCAGAACTTGACAACGTGCTTGTGCGCTTTGCGCCATGCGTCCACGATGTCGCGCACCTCCTTTTCAGGTAGGAACACGCCGTAAAGCGCAGCCATGCTGCTGAACGCCCCGACGCTGCCCTGGTAGCCCAGGGCCAGCTCCTGCACCTTTCCGATCTGGCGCTCGTCCCTCGTGACGTCCTCGGCCTTCTTGTTGAAGGACTTGGCGTAGGCCAGCTTGTACAGGTCAGGCCCGACGCCGTAGTCGAACTGCCTAAACGCTTCGGTCTTCCAGTTCTCGCCGGCGAGCCACGCGAGCACGCGCCCTTCGATGTTGGACAAGTCAGAGACGACCAGCTTGCGCCCTTCCGGCGCGACCAGGGCGCCACGCACCGCGCTCGAGCATAGCTCGGCCACGTTGTCAAACATCAGATCCTCGCAGTCTAACTTCATGGCGTCGATGCCCATGTCGATCTGCTCCTGCTTAAGCGTCGGCCTGGGCAGGTTCTGAGGCTGGAACAGACGGCCACCCCAGCGCCCGGTACGTGATGCACCGCAGAACTGGAGCGTGCCGCGCAAGCGCCCGTCGGCGCTCGTCGCCTTCAGCAACACACTGTATTTGGCAGGAGACGTTGCCGAAGCTTGTTGTCTGATCTCTAACAGCTCACGCACCTCTGGCGTCAAGGTGCCTTGCAGCAGCGTGCTGACGGTGCCCTTCTTGAGGTCCGGCGTCGTGAACGCCAGCGTCTGCTCGAGGTGCTGAAGAAACTTGCTGCGTTGGGTCAGCGAGCCGACCGCGCCGTTGGTTAGAATTCGGGTTCGCTCAGCCAGAGATCGCGAGCTTCTTTGAAAAGCTCGTAGTGCAGCGTCGGCGAGCTCAACATCGATGGCGATACCACGGTCGTTAATTTTCTGGTCGAGGAGCCAGAGAGCGCGTTCACTTCCACGATTGTTCCAGCTTGGAAGCAGTCCATGTAAGACGCGCATTGCGTCCACGTCGAGGCGGGCGTATTCGATGAAGGCTGCCCACTCTTCGGGGTGTGTGTCACGGTTAGCCCTCCTGAGCTTGACGTTTTTTGGCCGAGGCTTGGTGAACAAGTGTATCAGCTTCTTACCCGATTTGTCTTTAGCTTTATCCTGCGGCACGCCCATAACGTCGCAGAGCGCACCCAGGCTGCCAGGCAAGCCATGCGCCAAAGCGAGAACCATCGTATCCTCGACCTTCTCCGTTGGGATATGCACGTTCTGATGACGCAGCACTGTGCGATCGAATGCGCTGTTGTGGATCACGATCATGTCAGCCGTGTCGACCATCATCTGGACACTGTCCAGCGAGCCGCGCTCGGTCAGGTCCATGACCTTGACCTCTTCGTCGTCGAACGCATACGCCACGAGCAGCACTTCGGCGTTCTCTGCGTACTTGTGCGTGCCGTGTGTGATTGGCGTTTCTGAGTATGTTTCGAGGTCGAGCCAGAGCGTCGTCATCAACGCTTCCCATGCAGGATCTCGCTGACGCGGCCAATGTTGATATTGTGCGCTTCGGCGATATCTTGGTGTGTCATGTCGGGGTTGTTGGCCGCCATGTGACGGACTGACGCCCGCACGTCTGCCGTGATGCGTTTGCTCTTCACCGGCGCGCGTGTGTAGCTGCGGCGATACGTCTCCTGCATCAACGCGTTTATGCGCAAGTTTATTTCATACTGACGACGGGCCAGCTTTATGCCTTCATCGGCCAGTTCAGAAATCAAGTCGCGGATTTGTGGTATGGTAAGTTTGGTCATTTCGTAGTGTCCTCCGTTCAGGTGAGGCGCGCGGAGGTTATCAAGCAAGCGGAGGGACACCCGCACACCACGCGCCTCGCCAGAAAGGAGGACGCCGCGGCAGGTGACTTCCAACCCCGCCGCGACGCCTCTCTATACGCTTAGATCAGGTCCAAGCCAATAGCGCTGGCGTAAAGGTCCAGCAGCGCCGCTTCTTCGCGGCGGCTGTCGGCGTCCTTCTTGCGCAGAGCGACAAGCTTCTTGATGATCTTGGCATCAAAGCCGACGGCCTTAGCTTCGCCGTAGACGTCTTTGATGTCGTCCGTGATGCCCTTCTTATCTTCCTCGAGACGCTCAATGCGCTCGATCAAGAGGCGAAGCTGATCACCGGCAACGCTGTTGTGTCCTAAATCAGACATGCCAGTCCTCCTTACAGAAAGTCAGCGCCGTCAGCCGACGGCTCGAGATCGGCAAAGTCGTCAACCGACGCGCCACCGCCGCCAGAGAAGCTATCACCGTCACGCACAAAGCGCACGCCGAGCAGACCGCAGTTGATACGGCGACCGTACTTTGGGTGGTCCTGAGCGTAAATGTCGACGACGGCGTCGACGTAGCAGCCCGCATAGAACACGCCGTCACGAGCTGTTACAGGGCGCTTGGCGCGGTCAAACGTCTTCGGCCCCGGCTTATCAGCGCCGGTGCGCGAGTTGAGG